TTATTCAAGTCATACTTTGGTGACCAATTATCAACTCCTGAATTTGATTTCTCTGATATCAGAGCAAAAGGAGCTCAACTTGTAACATCAGGTGGTAAAGCACCAGGTCCTCAACCATTGAAAGATTGTCTTCACAAACTAAAAAGTATGTTGGAAGCAAAAGAAGATGGTGAAAAGTTATCTCCAATTGAAGTTCACGATATGGTTTGTCATATTGCTGATGCAGTACTTGCAGGTGGAATTAGAAGAGCTGCACTTATTTCGTTATTCTCGGCTGATGACCAAGAAATGATTTCTTGTAAAGCAGGTTCTTGGTGGGAACAAAATCCACAACGTGGTAGAGCTAATAACTCAGCAGCGTTGTTAAGACACAAAATTACAAAAGAATTCTTTATGGATTTATGGAAACGTGTTGAAGCATCAGGAGCAGGTGAACCTGGTATCTATTTCACAAACGATAAAGATTGGGGAACTAATCCTTGTTGTGAAATCGCACTTCGTCCAAACCAATTCTGTAACTTATGTGAGGTAAATGTTTCTGATATTGAATCACAAGAAGATTTAAATGGTCGTGTTAAAGCGGCAGCGTTCATCGGAACATTACAGGCGGGTTATACTAATTTCCATTATCTTCGTGATATTTGGAAAAGAACAACTGAAAAAGATGCCTTAATTGGTGTATCTATGACAGGTATTGGTTCAGGTGTTGTATTAGGTTATAATATGAAAGAAGCTGCTAAGATTGTTAAAGAAGAAAATACAAGAGTTGCTGGATTAATTGGAATTAACAAATCAGCAAGAACAACAACTGTTAAACCTGCGGGAACAACATCGTTAACATTGGGAACATCATCAGGTATTCATGCTTGGCATAATGATTATTACGTTCGTCGTATTCGTGTTGGAAAGAATGAGGCAATTTACAAATACTTATCTGAAAATCACCCTGAGTTAGTTGAAGATGAATATTTCCGTCCACACGATACAGCGGTAATTTCAGTTCCACAAAAAGCACCAGAAGGCTCTATCTTAAGAACTGAAAGTCCATTCCAATTATTGGAACGTGTTAAGAAAATTACTCAAGAATGGGTTAAACCTGGGCACAGAACTGGTTCAAATACACATAACGTATCTGCAACAATTAGTTTAAAACCTGAAGATTGGGAATTAGCTGGTGAGTGGATGTGGAACAACAGAGAATTTTACAATGGACTATCTGTACTTCCGCACTCCGAACATAGTTATAAACAAGCTCCATTTGAGGATTGTACCAAAGAAGAATTTGAACAAATGTTTACAAAATTACATTCAATTAACTTAAAAAATGTTGTTGAAATGAGTGACGAAACAGATTTAAGTGGTGAGTTGGCTTGTACTGGTGGGGCTTGTGAAATCAAATAATTCATAATATGGATTTAAATAATAACAAAAGGGAGAAGTCGAATAAACTTCTCCCTTCTGATTTTTACTACGATAAGTTTGGTAATATGGTTTTTACAGAAGAATACCATATAAGAAGGGGTGTTTGTTGTGGTTCAGGTTGTAGACATTGTCCTTTTGACCCTACACATACAAAAGGTAATAGAAATATTCACACTTCAATAAAAAAATAATCTAAGTATATTTATGTTATATGGCAGACGGTACAACATATGGTCTTAATTTTCCCTTCAGAGATTCTGAAAGGGGTGATTACTTAGAATTAACACAATTTCAACAACAAGAAATAAAGGCTGATTTGATTCATCTTTTATTAACTCGAAAAGGTTCAAGGTATTATTTACCAACTTTTGGTACTAGATTGTATGAATTTTTATTTGAACCATTTGATGGTTTAACATTTAATGCTATTGAATCTGACATTAGAGATGCGGTTGAAAATTTTATGCCAAATCTTTTAATAAATAATTTAACAATAACACCCGCAGACCCACAAGAAGAATTGGACATTGCAACAGGACAAAACTCTGCAGGAACTAGTGAATCTTCGGTTTATAGATTTCCTGGTAAAGGAACATCAGAATATACAGCAAAAATAAGATTAGATTATTCTACAAATGGTTCAACATTTGCTCAGAGTGATTTTGTGATTATCAATATTTAATAGAAATGGCAAATAACAAAATATCGTACACAACCAGAGATTTCCAAGGAATAAGAACTGAATTATTAAATTACGTAAAAACGTATTACCCTGAATTAATTCAGGATTTTAATGATGCTTCGGTGTTCTCGGTTTTCCTTGATTTAAATGCTGCCGTTGCGGATAACTTAAACTATCAAATTGATAGAAGTATTCAGGAAACTGTATTACAATATGCTCAACAAAGGTCTTCAATTTATAACATTGCAAGAACTTATGGTTTAAAATTACCGGGTCAAAGACCATCAGTTGCTTTAGTTGATTTTTCAGTTACGGTTCCTGCCTTTGGTGATAAGGAAGATGAAAGATATCTTGGAACATTATTAAGAGGTTCACAAGTAACTGGTGCTGGTGTTGTATTTGAAAACGTTTATGATATTGATTTTGCTTCACCATATAATTCTCAAGGTTATCCTAATAGATTAAAAATACCAAACTTTAACTCTAATAATGTTCTTGTAAATTATACAATTACAAAACGAGAAATGGTTGTTAATGGTATTACTAAAGTATTCAAAAGAGTAATTGGAGCAAATGATGTTAAACCATTTTTTGAATTATTTTTACCTGAAAAGAATGTACTTGGTGTTACAAGTGTATTATTGAAAAGTGGAACAGAATATACAAATATTCCAACAACCGCAGAATTTTTAGGTTTATCGAATAGATGGTATGAGGTTGATGCGTTGGCTGAAGATAGAGTTTTTATTGAAGACCCTACCAAAGTTTCTGACCAACCAGGTATTAAAGTGGGTAAATATATTCAAACACAAGATAGATTTATAACAGAATATACTCCTGAAGGATTTAAAAAGATGACATTTGGTGGTGGTACAAATACTGCTCAAGACCAATTAAATCAATTTACAACACTTGGTGTTACTTTGGATTTACAAAGATATTCTAATAATATTTCATTAGGTTCAACATTAACACCTAATTCAACATTGTTTATTCAGTATAGAGTTGGTGGTGGATTGTCAACAAACTTGGGAACAAGTGTTATTACTCAAATTGGTACCGTATCATTCTCAGTAAATGGTCCATCAGAGGCAACAAACTCATCTGTAGTTAACTCTTTAAGATGTACTAACGTAACTGCCGCAGTTGGTGGTGCTGGTGTTCCTTCATTAGAAGAAATTAGAAATTACGTTTCATTTAACTTTTCAGCTCAAAAAAGAGCGGTTACCGTTCAAGATTATGAGTCGTTGATTAGAAACATGCCGGCAGAGTTCGGAGCTCCTGCTAAGGTATCAATAACGGAAAATGATAATAAAATTTTAATTCAAATATTATCTTACGATACTTCAGGTAAGTTAACTAATATTGTATCAAATACTTTAAGACAAAATATTGCCAATTATTTATCAAACTATCGAATGATGAATGATTATATTTCAATCTTTACGGCTGAGGTTATTGACTTAGGTGTTGAGGTTTCAATCGTTTTAGATTCGGCACAAAACTCAGGACAAGTAATTTCAAGTGTTATTGATAAGATTTCGGCATACTTTAATCCACAAACAAGAGAATTAGGACAAAACGTTTATCTATCTGAGATAAAGAGTTTAATTCAAAATACAAATGGTGTTTTAACGGTTGCGGGATTAGATATATATAACCAAGTTGGTGGTCAGTATTCTTCAGCGGAGACTTCAATGTCATATGCAGATGCTGAAACAAAACTTATTTCAACGGTTGACGATACAATTTTTGCTCAACCTTCACAGGTTTATCAAATCAGATATCCAACTAAAGATATTAAAGTTTCAGTTAAAAACTTTCAATCAGTTACTTTCTCTTAACTGGTTTATTTATAAACACTTTAACTTATAATTAAATTGTGTGGGTACATTTTAAAAATTCCACATAAACTATTTATTAATTAAAGACATTAGATGGGTCAATCATATAGAATAAGAACTGAGCTTGGAATCAACAAAACAATTAATATTGAATTAGACCAAGATTTTGAGTTTTTAGAAATTTTATCTTTAAAAATCCAACAATCAGAGATTTATACAAGAAATTGTGCAAACTATGGTGTTGTTGTTGGTAGGGTTACCGCTAACAATGGTTTAGGGTTACCAAATGCCCGAGTGTCTATTTTTATTCCTATTGATACTATTGATGAATCAAATCCTTTAATTTCTAGTATATACCCTTATAAGTCTCCAAATGATAGAAATGAAGATGGTTATAGATATAATCTATTACCTTACGAAAAATCATATTCTAAACATGCTGCAACAGGAACATTACCAAGTAGGTTAGATGTTTTAACAGATAATACTGTTGTAGAGAT